GTGATGTGTTCCAAAAGGTCACAGACCCAGAACTAACGACTTGTCCTCTTTGTAACGAGGAAGGGTTGTTTAGAGTAGTTACTGGTGGACTCCACAGTTTCATGGCGGGAAGCAATACCATAGGAAGTGTTGCTGACAAGAACACAAGGTTGAATAAAAATAAAATCAACGAAATGGAAGCGATGAAACGCGAATCTCAACCCAAAGTAGAGAAACCGTGGCATCATGAGCATACTACAAAGCCTACCAAAGAGATAAATAAAATGAATGATGCTCAAAAAACACGATATATTATGGAGGGAAAATGAAGTTTATAAAAGAAACGCAAGATTATCTAGATAATAAAACAGAGTCTCAAGAAGCTGATTTTAATAAAAATGGAAAACAAGTAATTAAGCCAACGGAAAAGGTATACGCAAGAATCCTAACAAAAAATAGTAATAAATTATATTTTATTGAAACCTATAACAATCAAATCTTTGACCCAATAGGTATTAACTCAAGCAGAAAAAATCTTGAAACAAAATTAAAACAAGTAAGTAAAGAAACATTCGATTTCTATTTAATTTACCTTCAAACTAAAAATTCTATTTACCTTACTAGAGCTAACAGGAGATTTATAAATGAGTAAGCGAGGACCACTAAGTAAGATTGAAAAATTTTATATTCAAGAAAACTTAGAACTTGGGATTGACGAGCTATCAGTAGAACTAGATCGAGCAAAGAGTGTTATAAAAGCATTTGCTGACAAATGTGAACCTAAAGTTCAAGCCGAAGAGACTCAGCTTAGTCAGCAAATTTTTAGTAATAAGAAGGGTTCGACTGTGATGACCGAAACTGCATCTATGATGTCAGATGATCTAAGATACAGATCGCCAGATAGGAAAAGACCTGAGTGTACTACTAATATAAAGCAGTAATATGGATAAGAAAAAGTTTTTAGAAAAATACAGAAACAACATTGATGCAATTTGGATCAGGTGTAAATTATCTAATGGAGATGAGTTTAACTGTGAAACATTTGATGAGTGGATGGACGTTAAAAAAAGATGCGATAACGAACAGCTATTTCCAGATGAATTACTATTGCAATTTAGATCACATGAAGTTAATATTGATTTAGAAAATGTGCAAGGCATTTATCTTATTAGGTCCGCAATGGGCAAGATAGGCCAAAAAACTAAAAGCTATATAACAATCGGAACTATTAAAGACGGTATAGTTCATAAAAAAATGTACATAACTCCAGAGTTAATTGTTGAGCATAAATATGAAGACCCAATTGAAAACTGCTTTGAAGAAGCAATACTCTATGACAAAACGAAAAAGAACTGAGAAAAGCAAATACAAACATCAGTCAACTGGAGATCATTGTACTTGCGCTGCTTATTTAGCAGAGATGATGTGTTTACGTTTAGCAGAACATAAGAACGAAGGTAATCTAACATATAAGTTTTGGAATAAAAAACCTTGGGACTGGACGTTTAAACAACAATTATTTACTGCTAACTCTTTAATTAAAAAGTATGGAGAGGCGGCTGTTATCAGAGCGGTCAACTCTCCCTACTTATCTAAAGTGTTCTCTCTAAAGAACAAAAGGGTAATACCCGAAATAAAAAAGCAATTAAAATTAATTGAAGAGCAGCAAAATAAAACTCAAGAACTAGAAATAAAGAAAGATCCACAGAACAGAAAGAAATCTTACGGTAAGAAATCTGGATTGAATAAATTAAGAGGACTAAAGAATGGCAAAAAAGAAAGCGACGGCTAAGTTTAGTGATGATATTGTAAGTAATCAAATCATCGCAAAGTACGGAGATATTGTTGAGCAAGGAACAAAAGTATTACAAGACCTACAGACGTTTAATACTATTGGTATATCGCCAGCACTAGACTTGGCACTGGGAGGAGGATTGCGAGAAGGTAGCGTTGTTGTTATGACTGGCGACCCTAAAACCGGAAAGACTACGACCTCTTTGTACTTCGCTGCTAAAGCGCAAGCAGCAGGTAAAAACGTATTCTACTTCAACACCGAAGGTAGACTGACAAAAGAAAACTTTACAGGCATCAAGGGTCTTGATTCAGATAAAATTAAAATTGTGCAAGCGACAGACAATCAACCTGTAGTGTCCGCTGAAACATTTCTTAATGCTATTGAGACGTATGTTAAGAATACACCAGATTTTGTAGCAATCATTGACTCTGTATCTAATATGGTTCCGCAAGATGAACTTGACGGAGATGTTCGTGGTGGCGTTAGAGCGCAGCTACCGAGACTTCTCTCTATGTTTTTCAAACGTATTAGCAATGACGTTGCTAGAACCAGAGCAATTCTAATTTTCATTACCCATAATATCGCAAATACCGGTGGGTCTAGATGGTCTCCAGCAAAGATGGCTGACGCAGGTAACATGCTTCAATATCAGGCGGGAACCAATATGGTTATCACGCATAGAGGTAAGTGGGAAGAGACAGACGAAGCAGGTCATGATGTAGGTCAAGTTGCCAACTGGGTAGTTAAAACCTCTGCTGCTGGCGGAAAGCCAAATTCAACCGCAGTATCATATATTAAATACGGCGTTGGTATTGATGAGACAAGAGAGTTGTGCGAGATAGCAAACGAACTTACATTCATCAAACAGGCAGGTGCTTGGTACACAATCATAAGCGCAGTTGCGTCAGAGGATAAAAGAATCCTACAACTTCTAAAGAAGAACGAGGTCGTAGATGAACCAGAAGCTAGAGAAAAATTCTTTAAGTTTCAAGGTATGTCAAACCTAAGTAGATTCATTGAAGAAAATGAAGAGATTCAAAGTTTCTTATATGATGAGATTAAAAGTGTGCTATGAAAGTCGTAGGTCTAAATGGTCGTGAGTACAATATAAATTTAAAGAAATATATCGTAAAAAAGAATGACAAAACTGTTAAATCAAAGTATCATATATTGGCAAGAGAATTGCTCACCGATATGTTCAGGGGTTATACAGTTTTAGAAGAAGTAAAGTTGCCGGGATCAAGATGTCCAAGTAAGAAGTCTGCATTATTCCTAGACTTCTTTATTCCAAGTCTAATGCTTGGTATAGAAGTTCACGGTAGACAGCATTATGAGTTTTGTAAATTCTTTCATAAAACTATGGCGGGCTTCTTGCAATCTAACAAAAGAGATTTTATAAAGGAAGACTGGTGTGAGCTAAATGATATAGAGTTAATCGTTCTTAAATATTCAGATAGCGTAGAAGATTGGAGAAATCAAATTGACAGCCGCTGAAAGACTAAAAGAATTTTTAGATGGTATTGATAGATATATTTCTGGTAAAAACATAACGCCAACCAAATTCAATGCAGAGTTTGCTATGGCGGAAACTTTATCACTAGATAGTCTAGAAAAATTAACGCAAGACGAATGTTTTGGATATGCATATCAACTTCTGCAATATGTAGATCATGTCGCTACAGAACGCGCCCAATGCGAGAATGTAATTCGTTGGTGTGAAAACTCGTTACAGAGTATTATATCTGAACTGTTGTCCAGTGGTGTGTGGGATACATACGCAAAACATGAAACTAAAGTCGCAACAATTCTCAGAAATGATGACCTAGCACATAAAATCAACGAATGGAAACTAACTGCTCAAGGAAGACTTGAAAATATCAAGACTAGAGAGTATAATATACGTAGAAAGGCTGACATACTTTTTGAAAAAGGCAAAAGGAAATGATAGATAAAGATCTACTTAAAAATCTTACTGTTGAGCAGAAGCAAGCTTTGCTTGACCAACTTATGAATAGTTTATCAGAAACAAAACAAAAAGAGGAAGCGGTTTCCTCAAAGCCGCAGTCAACTGTGGAGGAAGATTTTCGCGTAACTAGTAGTAAAACTGAATTAGAAAGAGGGAGAGTTCCGGTGAGAGCCAAGAAAAACCAATGGGTTGATGACGGACAATTTCAACTCGAAGGAGAAGATGAATGGTCTAACAACAGAAAGAAAGCCAGTAGAACCAGAGGGAAGTCAACTAAGGTTGAAGTAGAATGTAGCATTTGCGGTAAAACATACATGGAAAATCCAAGTTTGATTTACGGTGAACACAATCGCTGCAATCGCTGCGGGAGAAGGTAGTGAAAAAATTACTGGGAGACCAAGGTGCAGAGACAGCAGTTCTTGCTGGCTTGTTTGCATATGGTCTAGAATCGTATGTTGAAATCAATGAAATAATTGATTATAATAGTTTCTGTAATCAGAACAACCAGCTTATTTTTAAGTGTATTGAAAAGATTCTTGCAAAAGAAGCCTCGGTAGATTTGCCATCGCTATTATCTGCGGCTGACCAACTTGGATTTTCTGAAACAATTCAGACAAAACAAGAGCTGCAATATATCAAAAGCTTGATGGATTTTCCCGTCAAAAAAGAGAATGTAATTCACTTTGCTGCACAAGTAAAGAAGTTTGAGTTTGCTAGAAAGATAAAAAGTCTAGCAACTAAAATAGGTAACGATATAGAAAGTCTAAATGGCGATGAAGATATAGATGAAATTATTTCTATACTGGAAAGTCCAGTAACAGACTTTTTAAGAGAGGATGATACTAGAGATAAACCAGAAAAGATCGGTGAAGGGTTACAAGAATATGTTGATTTTCTTATCGAAAATAAATGCGATCAGATTGGTATACCAAGCGGATTTGATAGATACGATGCTGCTATTGGCGGTGGCCTACGACGCAAGTGTGTAGACTTAGTTTCTGCTAGACCAAAGGTTGGTAAATCTGTTTTTGGTGACAACGTTGCAATAAGTGTGGCAAGAAAGGGTGTACCTGTCCTTATGCTTGACACAGAGATGAGCAAAGAAGATCACCTCAATAGAATTTTATCAAGCCTTAGTGGTGTTGCCATTAACGACATCTCAACTGGTAAATTTGCGGAAGATGAAGAACAATTTATAGCAGTTCAAAATGCCATACAAGAAATTGAAAACATACCCTATACATATGTTAGTGTCGCTGGCGCACCGTTTGAGAATATTCTAAATCATATCAAACGATGGGTTATTCAAGAGGTAGGAACAGATGAAAACGGTAGAACAAACGATTGTGTTGTAGTTTACGATTATCTTAAACTTATGTCGTCTTCTGGTATATCTGGAAATATTCAAGAGTATCAAGCGCTTGGGTTTCAAATTACAAACCTTCATAATCTAGCAGTCAAGTATGACTTTGCTTGTCTGGCATTTGTGCAGCTAAATAGAGATGGTATCACTAAAGAATCTACGGACGCTGTAAGCGGTTCTGATAGACTTATTTGGTTGTGTACATCGTTCTCTATATTTAAAGAGAAGTCAGCAGAAGAAACGGCAGAGGACGGTCCTCGTGCCGGAAATAGAAAGTTAGTGCCTATTGTGTCTCGTCATGGACCCGGTATGCAAGATGGAAACTATATCAATCTTAGAATGGACGGCGCACATGCGCTACTCACAGAATTAAGAACTAGAGATGAGTTTCTAAAATGCGGAGACACTGACGCAATAGAAGGTGCAGAACTACCCTTTGACGAGGACAACGATGAGTAAATATGAAGGTGTATTTAATGGCGGCCCTGAACATGGACAAAGATATCCGTTTCCAAAGAATCAAGAAATAATTGAAGTAACTAAAGTATATGACAGCGGA